AGCTTTGGGTACTGATGAAGTTACTGCAATAGAAACTAGTATTGCTGCACAGATAACAGAGTCTAAAACACCTACAACATCAACTGGTGTTCCTTGGTCTTAATTTAATTTTTCTTGCATCTGCCTTGTCATTAAACCAGTAATGACATAGAGAGGAGACAAGGTTAAAATTAGTATTAAACAAAGAACACTGCTAAATGCAAGTGTTTTTACTATTAACAATTTGACCATGAGAAAAATTCTTGATGCTTTAACCATCGTATCTACTATCCTAGTTTTGGGAATATTAGGCGGTGGTTTTTTTACATACAAGTATGTTTCATCTGAGCAGTTTAAAGCTAAAATCATGAACTCTATACTTGGCGAGGTAAAGGGGCTATTGCCTAACGTCATGGATAACGCATTGCCAAAAACAACTGGCCCATCTTTTGCTTTGCCAACACCTCCAAAAAAATAATTGGAAATACCTGAGATACATATACCTGATGTTCATATACCATATACCTATGTACCTGACTATAGCCACTCAAATGTACAAGTAATTGGTTGCACTTATTACCACAGAGATACAAAAAATACAGGCAATAGAAATTTAATAATAGAAGATCCTAATGGTGTAATTAGTAATTGTCCGTACCCTAGTTTTAACCCATTAAACTATGTACCAGATCAATTAACAATTACAGAAGAGATGCCTAATCTTGCTAACGATAGTGAGATGCCAACTAGTGAGCCACCTAAAACAGAAATACCAAAAAACGAAAAAAAAGAAGATGAATACAAACCCTGTCCTCCAGACAAAGCCCCCAGAATAGGAAGTTTTGTTAACGATAAGCGATTGGAGCGGATTAAGAATTATGTTAGAGAAAGCAACGGTGATTGCACTACTGTTTATGAAGACGTACAGTTCATCGACCAGTACTTACCTACGCCTAGTGTGGCTGTCTCTACTTTTTTTGTCGCTAGTATCGCTGCGAGTACTCCTCTTATTTTAAACGCTATAAAACCCCTAACGAAGCAGCTTATAAAACGTTTAACTAAATCTAAGGTTTCAAAGAATGAGAGTGAGGGATTACCTGACCGGGAGGAACAGTAACTGCAATGCCCTCGCATATAGATGCATATTTTCCTGTAAAGGTTACGCCAAGTTTTGCTTGCTCACCGCACACCTTAAGTCTGAAAAGTGCAAGTTCTAATTTTCCCTTCTCATATAATAACTTTTGGTTTTTTATATTTACCTCTGTTGCCTGATGGCATAGTGCAGGTGCTTTGCCTAGCGGAATACTAAACTGTGCTGATATTCCGTAGTTTAAATTGTAGTTATCTTTTTCAAACCTTGGTGTTTCTTGTACATATTTTATTGCACCTGTATCTTCGTCATAAATATTTTGTTTAGTCACAGTTTCTATAGGTCGATTAAATGACCATGAGTCAGTAAGGAAGGGTGTGATGGTAAGGCTAGGTGAACTACAAACAATACCCTGAGACATCCTAAACTGCGGATTAGATTGCGGAGCTATCATGGTGGCATTGTTATTTACCGTTCCCTGTGCGTTGCTAGAAGGGCTTGCAACGGTTGTATTAGCTAAAACCTTTGTTGGACATAGGCAAAGTAAAATTATTGCCCAAACGTTGTTTCTACGGTGGTTGTAGTTGTTGTATTTATTACCCGATTTATAGTGGTTATTGTATCTAGTCCGGGAGAAATTATTGATTCGACTAAACTGAAAGGCTGACCTTCGTTTACTATTTTCCATCTAGGCACACCTTCCAACGTAGGACTTGTATATGAAAAGTTAATTCCATTAACTGTTTGTTCAGCTTCTGCCGTAGGTATAGAGTTAATATAGCCATTAACATCTGCACTTTCTATGTTCGTGCCTGATACGCTCAGAGAATACCCTGTACGGAACTGATGAGATACCACCGATTCTGTTATTACACTTTGGGTTTGGGAATTTGTACTGGAACTTCCGGTTCGGAAGGTAGGCACAACTGGGTTTGCAAAGGTTTTGACAGGAAATAATATTATTAATAACGGCCAAAGTTTTTTCAATCTATGGTTATGGTTACTGTTGTTGATCCTACGCAGCTAGAACCAGATCCAAATGCACCACTACAAGTATGGACACCCGATGACAATGAAGTCATGCCTCCAGATCCGAGAGTTCCTCCAGATCCTATAGTTGTTTGCCCACCAAGGTGTGGTAATGCTGCTATGCCTGACGATGGAGTGATTGCACTTGGAGTAGCATCACCTATAGTTACCGTTTCAGTTAATGAAAATGCACTACCTGCTGTAGTAACTGCTTTGTCAGTTTGTATAAGAGCCGGCACACCTGCGGTCAAACTTGAGACATTGAGTCCACCTATCGCATTAGATGTTGTAGATCCTCCGGCAGTTACAGATGGAGTTATGTTGTTACCAGATATTGAATATGTTGTGCCTAATTTATTTGTAACAGAGTACGGCATATCTACACTTATCTGTGCAGATGTCGTAAATTTTTGCGTTATGTCTGCTAGTGCTACAGAAGGACTAAACAAAAATAAAAGTGCAATTAATTTTTTCATTTTTTGTCCTCCTTTTTGTTGACAACTTCAGCACCTAAAATTTTTATAGGCGTTTCTATTCTAACTGTTTGATAACTACCGGATTGTGTAGCTAATAACGCTTCTACTTCTTTTTTGTTTAGTGGTTTATCTTCTGGTTTAAATGTTCCATCTCCACGTTTCTTAGCACCTTCCAAACCAAAACTCGCTAATGCACCTGTCAAAAGAGAAGCTGGAAAAGTTATATCCTTGGGTTCGTTACTATAGCCGGGAATTGTTATGTAGTTAAGGGATACTATGAAACCACTCCACCCAACTACAACTAACCTGACTACTACTGAAATAAAAGCTAGTTGTTCTTCTTTGTCCTCAATAGTTTCTTTTAATTTTTTTAATGGGCCTTTTTTAATTTCTTCTGTCATAACTAAGATTTATTAGTCATACTATACATAATTACCTATTTACGCAAATGCCAGATGTATACGCAGCACTTATAGGGGCAGCAGCTACTGCACTTGTTATGGTAATTTCTAATATTAGTAGTCGTAGAGAGCGAGACATACGAGACATATACTTTAGACTAAACAAGCTATCAGAAGCGGTTAGCAGAATAGAAGGCAAGATACAATAACGTGTGCTATGTTTGGAAAAACAAACAAACTATGTACAAAATACTAAAACCTATATTATTACGCTTCCTTTCTACGACAGGTTGTAAACGTTTGGTAATTGATCTTTGTCGTGCATTTGTAAAGCAGACCTCGAATACATTGGACGATAAAGCAGTTGATTTATTAGAACAAAATTTGTTTCCTAAATTAAACTGATGGCTAAAGATAAATTTCTCAACATTGAAATAGAAGAACCACCTGTAGAGTTGCAGTTATCTGTAGAAATGCGTGTTAGAGAAGTTTTAAAAAGCGATGATTACGATGGAGTTAAAAGGTATTGTACACATTTAATACGGCATCAAATGAAACAAGATGTTTTTTTAGCAAGTTTATTAGGAAGAGTAGTAGAACTAGAATGTTTATTGACCAAAAAACAATTAAGAGAAGAACGTAAAACTATGGACAGAATTAAAAAATTCTTTCATAATTAAATAAACACGGAGATTATTATGCCAAAAGGTAAAGGTACATATGGAACTAAAGTTGGTAGGCCACCAAAGAAAAAATAAGCAGTGGCGGTGGCCTTGTAGGTTCTAGTTCTCCCCAACTCTAGAGCCTAGCCCCAGAGTGATTAAAGGTCTGGTGTCATTCTGGGGCTACTTTAAAATGGAATATCGTTGTCGTTACCTTTATAAGAAGGTGGTATGTCTTTGCGATTTGCTTGGTAATTATTATCTACATCAAACATAGTTACCATTACTGACGTAGAGTTTGGATTTTTAAAGTCAGGTATACCTGCTAAATTAACCCATTTATCTATAAGCATAAACTGTTTGCCTTGGTCATTTTCCATAATGACTCCAATGTTTTGCCAGTTTGCTTTGTCGTTGCCATCTTTATCTTTGTACTCTCGTGTCTTGACGGATAGGTTTTTGATTTTTTTTGCCATAAGGAATTTCCTGTAGTATGCGTATGCGAACAAAGCCACCAAGGTAGTCTGAGTCCATAGTTGAGATGACAGTATTAAAACGTTTATCATTGATGCGTAATGCATCAGCAAGTCCGTCAATACCTGCCTTCATTCTAGCAACTAAGTTATCTCGGTCATAACTTCGTCTGTCTGGCGGTATAAATGTCATTTCTAAAACTAATTTTTCTGGTATATTTTCTGTTACTCCTCGATATTTTTTTAACTGTTCTTTAGATACGCTAAAACAATCTTTTCTGTATTGTTTTTTTGCCGTTGCTAATTTAGCCCAATGCAATCTTTTGTTAGGTGATAGATCAGATGGTGGCCAACCTAATACTATCTCAATCATTTTCTAACTCCTTAATGGCTTCTGTTAATCGGTCAAAATTTACCTTGTAAAATTTTGCATCTAAATGTTCAAACCAAAATTGCCGATCTAATTCTGCAAGTTGGCATTTGTATTTTGCAATTTTTAAAATAGTTTTTTCTTTCATAATTACTTGCTCCATAATTTAATTAATAATTTTAATTCACGAATGCGAGCTTTTGCTGCTGCAATTTTTTGTTCAGTGGTCATAAAGTTTTCCTGTATGAATCCCAGTTAAAACCAATTAATGCACCCCCGTTTTCACGAAGTCTATCCATGACACGTTCGCCAAGATAATCCGATAATTGTTCGCTAGGTATATTTGATAATAAAATTGATGGTTTAAGTTTTTCATAGCGTTCATTAAGTACATCAAACAACAATTGTTTTTCAAACTCTGACCCAAACTGTACACCTACTTCATCAAGTATTAATAAATCTGGTGATGCAAATGCATCTATCACTTCGCTTTCTGTTTCTTCTTTTGTTCTCCAACTATCCTTAACTCTTCTGATTAAACGTTGTACGGTGACAAATACTGGTGACCGTTGTTGTTGCATAATGCTCAACGCAATGCCTACTGCCAAATGGGTTTTGCCTGTACCCACTTTGCCAACAAAGATTGCAGAACGTCCTGTTTTTATTACTTGGTCAAAGTTTTCTGCATACTCTTTTGCAAAAGCTAATGCCTTCTGTTGACCACTTGTCTTTGCTACATAGCTATCTAGCGTACGATCTTTAAATCGTTCTGGTATAGCTGCACTTCCTACCTTGGCTGTCCATCTACGCTGCTCACGCTCTAACTCTGCTTGTTTGTCACGTTCTATTTGTTCCTTTGCTTCCGCATCCCTGCGTTCAATCATGCACTTTGGACACTCTGTCCAATGCTCGCCAATAAAGTTTGTTGAAGTATATGCAACATTGTGTATAGAACAAGTGCGTTCTTCTGTTGGCCTGTCTTTGTTAATTAGATTCTCTAAACTCATATCTTTTGTACCCCCTCACCGTAGTTAGTTGTAGCAAATGACTTTTGTTCTTTATTAATCCAATCGGATTTAAAGCTTTGCCATCCTCTTGCTTGGCACATAATTAAAGCTTCCTCCAAACTAATCGTAGTTTTTTTAACCTCATTTTTAATACCGATAAAAGCAGTTTCTGTTAATGGTGCTTTTTTATTTTTTCTATGAACTAAAAAATCATCCCATGTTTTTTTAGTCACATTACGAGGACGTTTTAACGTCTTATTATTATATGTTTCTTGTTTATTGTTTAATGTTTCTTGTTTATTGTTTGGTTGAACCGTTGTTG